TCCCCGACCCGCCAGGGTCCGGCGTCCCCCCTCCCCCGCCTCCCCCGCCAGCGTTGGCGGCAGGGTTTTGCCCAACAATCTTTTCTTGAATATCCTTGAGGTTTACTTCCCATAGGTTATGGCCCCGAGAATACATCTGATAGTTGCCGAACTTTGAACGAAGCGTAAGAATACCACTGTCGTCGGAACTAAAAATTAGTTTTCCGCCAGACACGGTCACTGACTGAGAATTCTCTCCGACACTACCACCATTACCGGGAGTATTTGCACTAATGCCGCCCTCGCCTACACCGCTAGTGTCCTTGCCAGCAATGATGTTTTTGGCTTGTGTATATCTATTGCTATAGCGCCCCAGAACACCGTTAGCCATGATGTCAGAATACATCTCGCTAAGGCCACCGCCACTGTAGTGGTTTGCGACCTGAAAAGCGTAACGTGGACCTTGGTGATATGCGACGCACCAGAGAATAAATGCATCAGTGTCCGTATCAGGATTAATGCCATATTGTTTAGCAACACTGAAATAGTTTTCAAGGTCCTTAACAATCTGGTCGCCCTGAATATCCTTGCTTGCATTAAGAAGCGGCTTAAGACTATCGCCAACGGGGCGGGAAAGATAGTAGGTGTTCCAAGACGAATCGGACTCGGGAACGGATTCTAACCGAGACCTGAAACCACTATCGACGCGAGAATACTCGGTGGCGTGCGCGCCGCGCATTCGGTTGAGAATAGCCGCCGCGCGAGTGCCATACCACTGCGCAATTCCGACGGTAATTGGGTCATTGTAGTTGATCGCTGAGTAATCCATAGATGACTCAACTTGCCCAATCGCCTTAATAGCGACTTTCTTTGCCGTGGCATCCCATGCCATGATTCCTCCAAACGAATAGCCTGCCCCAATTCTATCGGGGCAGGCTATTCGTGTCCACTCACCAAATCTTGTAGGTCATGTTCACCTGATAGGTCTGATTTGCTGAGAGAATATCTCCTGCGTAAATTCCTCCAGTCTTAGCGACATATAGATATTTGTATGTTCTGTCATTTCCAATAATGGGAGACATAACACCATCGTAGGGGCGCGCCCACCCAGGAATACTCATTAATCGACCATCGTATCCTACATTATTTGAGCCAACCTTGAATGTTCCCTGAATGTAAACCCAGTCCCTATCGCGCTCGCACGTGAGGTAGTTGTAGTCCTTTGCCACAGTACCGTCAGACAGCGTGTGCAGAGCCATCGCCGGAGGGTTGAACCACGACGACCCACCCTTGAGCCACACCTGAAATAGCTCCTTGACATGCGTGTACCCCGAGGCAGTCATGTGCACATTATCGGGCCCCTGGTCCCAGGACTTGGCTTGCTCGTCTCCCCAGTGCACCCAACCACGAGAACCCTCGCAGACGACGGCGCCGTAGGGCTTGCCCGCATTGACGACCTCGAATGTTCGGGAAACACATGAGCGCGCCATCTGCACATACTCATTCAGCGAGGACTCGTTAAAGATAACCGGAAGCACTCGAATATCCGCGTTGGGAAAGTACTGACGTGCAAGCCTGAAAAAGGTTGACGCCTTGTCACTCACAGAATTCTGTGCCCGAATATCATTAAGCAAGTCGATCACAAACAAGTACTTAGTTCTGCGTCGCTTATCCTCAGACATTCCCTGCTTAGCATTATCCAACTGGGTTAAGAAATTGTTGTCAGACGTTGAAGTAAACCCGCCGCCACCAATTGCGTATACGTTGGGGTTAAGTCCCAACTCTCGACACAGAGTCTCAGTCCAACGGCTTGCCTCAATAGTTGCATTAGACGAACCAATAACAACGCCCTCAGTGAGTTTCGGGTCTTCAAGGAAGATATCGTTAGCCTCAGTCTTCGTGTAATAGGCCGGGAAACGGTTGTCAAAGTCTCTGCGCTGTTGATCCAGCTTCCCCTGAATCTCTGTCTGGAACTGGGAATTCTGGGCATTTAGCGCGTCTCCCCACGCCTTAGTCGTGAGCGTAACCCGCTTACCGGCAGGCGACTTAAGCGGTGCTTCAATATAGTTGCCGTCAACCTCACGGAATTCGGCGTCAATAAGGCGGCGCTTAAAGTCCTCGATTAGTGACTCGAGCGCAGTTTTCTTGGCGTCCAGTTCCTTGTTCCAACCTGAATGAGTCTTCTCAACCTCAGTAATGAATTTGTTGACCGTCTCATTCAGTTTGGCGATGATCTTATCCTGTTCCTCACCAAAGGAATTCGTGAACGTAATAACATCAATGACACTAGAACGAATTCGCTCAAGTACGTCAATGTACGTCAGACCGTCGCGATAGGTAAACGGGGTAATGTTGTTTACCGATCGCGACTGAACACGCCACAAAGCCTGGTCAATTGATCCAATAATGTCGTCACCAGTAGCCATAATATCCTCCAAGTCCTAGGCCGTAAGTGTATCCGTTGATAAGTCCCCCGGGAGTATGGGGCATATCTGTGTCCCATAGCCCTAGAAATAGTTCGCTAAGTTCCGCGATAACCAAGTCATCAACATTAAGCAACGTGCCCCGGTAATCAGCAATCGCACGAGCCTTAGAGCCCGAATATCCCCATGAATTAGAGTGTTGATTATTGGTGTAATTGCTATTCGAGGACGACGTGCTATCCGACTCGTTACGAGACGTAGTGTCACCTGACGTGCTCGCGTCGCTGATACTCGTAGCATAGTCCCCATCGCCCGCAAGACGTGTCTGAGGAGTGTCCGAGCCTACGGTGCGCCCCTTGGACTTGTTGGTGCCACTACCACTACCAGTTTGGTGATTAATCCCCGAGTTCTGGGACCTACCGTCCTGGCTGGTCTCGCTGTAATGACGGTTGCCCTCAAGCGGGTCCGTGTTTTGTAGTTCAGCCAGATACATTCGATTATACCGGGGCATAATCAGTTCCATCTTGAGGCTTAGCCGCCAGATAAAGATATCGACTGTCTCGTGTGCGATCTCTTGAAGCCAATATGTCTTCTTAATTCGATCATTCAGAGTCTTTCGATACGCTTCATCAAAAATCGGGTAGTCGTCAAGACCAATATGGTCATTGGTTAACTTAACTACATCACGAAGCATTATCGTTGTTACTGACATCGTCACCCCCATAGGTTGTCAAATTTGAATTAGCAAGATAATCATTAAGGTTCGGTGCTGCATTATCGTCTACAGCCCAATAGCATGATACGTTAAGCCCAAACATCTCATTAATCTGTTCACAAGCCAACTCACGCGGTTTCATAAATGACTCACGAGACGCGAGAACCTGCCCAGAATTAGCGGCGGCTTCCTCAACAACCATACGCTCACGCTTCTCGGAATTAACATTCATAATCCCGAGCATGGTGAGTGCTTCACCCCAAATCTTAGACTTGGATTCCATGTGCTTAATGGAGGAAACAGCGCCCGCACCAGCATTCTGGTTAAGGGGGAACACGCCGATCGTGTTGGCGAGATTATCCATACTCATATTCTCAGTACCCCACACAACGGGCTCACCATCATAAATCTTGGAAATAAGATTCTGAATAGTGAGGCGCTGGTCCTGCGAGCACGCAACAATCATCGGGTTACGCTCATTCAACAAGTCAATCTCGATTGTCCTGTCAATTTGAGCAAGTCGTGCAGCGTACGAGAGAACCACGTCGATTTCCGGCTCCCGAACCTGGTTACCCCAGATACACACCGACTCCGAAGCGCTCACCTCACGAGAATAAACGCCATTACGAGTAACGCGATACCCCGTAGGATTATCCTGAATGTCTAGTGGACCGGAAATTGTTGCAGGCATTGCCATAAACAACTCAAAGAAACTATCGAAATAGAAAACCGAGTACCCGTTATTAAAGATAGTTGCTTCAATGAATCGTGGGTCAATGCCATTAGGAAGACCCTCCCAAGTAAAGCGGGAAAGGCACTTGCCCATTAACTGACGCCGGTACATGTGCTCGAGTTGCATCTGTCGTGCCTCGGATGAGGACGGGGGAGATGCCATGATTTTCTTGTAGATGCCGTTAAGCACATAATCCTTTTTACTCACTAAGTGTCACCCTAACCGTCTTGTCGATCCGATTGTTGCGAACATTTGTATTACCAATACGCTGAGGAGAACGCCACACGGTCACACCCTTTTCGAAGATTCCTCGCACGCTGGCCTTGAATCCCTCAGGAATGGTTGTGTCAACTAAGTAGCACTCGGCCATCTTCCAATATGTAAATTCGGTCATAAGGCTGAGTGTCTTCGGGAACTTAATCCAAGTATTCATCAAGTACCCATATCTAAGCCAGAAATCACCAATGCTACGCATAGCGGCTGGCGAGACACTTCTAATTCTAGCATCAATCACGAGACCATTGGAGACCATCGCAGACACATATCCTGACGTCTGACCAACAACGGACGGTGGGATAACCTGCATGTCCTGACGTTGACCGTTAATCGAAGCAATAGCCGCCTCGTAGTCCCCATTGGCAGCAAACTGTGCCAGTTCATAGTTGGTATCCCGCACAGTTCTCTGCTGTTGCTGAGAAATCTGTGAAGCGCCGCTAGCCAACTGATTCTGAATATTGGCCGTCGACTGTGCCTGAGAATTATTAATCATCGCAGAAACACCAGCCGTAGCCGCCTGCCCAATACCGGCACCGGCCGGCGAACCC